TGCTGTTGTGTGGTGAATTGGTTTCAGCACTTTCAGTGACCCGAAAGTTTCGTCGTCATAGTCAAAGATTTTTGCAATGCCGTTGTCAAACTGAAGCGTCACGTCATCACCGACAAGCGTGATGGGCAATCCGATTGCAGTATCAATGTAAGCAATAAGAGTTGAAGAGGATTCAACGCCTGAATCTTTGTAGATCAAGACAGCTTCACAAGAATCACCTGAAACAGCACTGAAGACAGCGTCAGCAGCATCAAAGATTGAACCGCTTAATGACTTGCTTGCAAGAGTTGTTGAAGAGACACGAGCAGCAACATCCACGTCTGCAAAGTCTTGATCATTGGCAAGATCAACAGTGTAATCAGCAGCGTCAATCAGCACTGCTTTGATTGTGTCAGACAGCAAGTCAATATTGCTGTTGATGATTTCGGATAACCCGAACGTGAAAAATCCGTTTGACATTTATTGAACTCTAAACGTGTACTTCAAAGAAGCAGTGAGGTTTCTAATTATCTCCCATTCGATGGGAGTAAGTTTCTTTTCTTCCGAGAAATGGACCGTGATCCAATACATACATTTCGCGTCAAAACCTATAACCGCTTGAGCCGAAGTCTTGACGCCTTCTCGACCATATACACCCTTTAGGATTGCGCTGTCACTTATGTCCTTGACTAAACCTTCGCGATGCCCTTCAGGATTTCTGATCAAATCGAACAGCATGTCGCTTAGGTGGCTATCGCATGTAACCTTTTCCCAGACAACGTCGGTCGTTCTTGGGAACTCCCAAACCACCGTTGAGTAAAGACGGGACGATTGAGGTGTTGGGATTCCGTTTGTGTTTGTGCAATCAAGAATCCGAATCTTCAACGCACCGAGTGCCTCGCAAGACTCTTCCAAGTCCCTTTCCATTCGGCGAATTGATCGAACGCTCAAAGCCCATCGCCGACGAAACCTACCATCCAACCATTTCTTGATTGCTGCAAATAGTCCTGTAGCTGTTCCGATTGCCAGGATGCAGTTTATCAGAGCCTCACTTATGTTCACCCTTGACTACTTAGCCTTGTTTTTTTTATCGTTTTTTTCATAAAAAAAGGACCGCAAAAAATCCACGTTAGTTCAACAACGGGTTTCGCGGCCCTACAGAAAGCCTTGCCCAATGAAAAGCAAGAGTCTTCATTGCTTCACTCAAGAAGCAACCTTTGCTGCTTCAGCAACCTTTGCTGCTTCAGCATTGATCTTTGAAGCTTCTTTGCCGTGATCAGCAATGCCTTGACCTAAAACAAAACTGACAACCATTGCAGTCAGCTTTGTGATCGTTGCGTCATCAACATCAAGTCCAATCTTTGCAACAAGTGTTGTGATCAGACCTGCAATCATTCCGACAAATTTCTTTGACGAAAGCAGTGCTTTGATAACGCTTAGAAAAGTTTTCAAACCGTTCACCTCCTTTCTTCTGTTCGTGACTATTCAAAAATCAAATTCAGTTCACTTGCCTTCAGCAAGTTTGGGCGAAACAACAAGCCAGCCTTCAGGAAGAATCACGTCTTCAACAACAATCCATTCATTGCCATTGTAATATGAAACGTCTGCTTCACTTGTCTTCACCAATTTCAGGACCGCTTGAGGCTTCCCGTTGATCGTCAAAGCTTCCTGCACGAAGATCACTTTCGGTCCCGTTTGACATCCCATCAAGATAGTCAGCACGCTTGCGATCAAGATAGCCTGAAACGCCTTTGTCAATTTCGTCATGCTCTTCTGCTCTCTTTGCTTCAGTTGTCGTATCAGGCTTTGACAACCATGGCACAAAGAATTCAAGCAGTGCTTTCAGTATCGCACCAATAATTGCGCCCATGATTTTAACCTTTCACCGAATCATTCACGCCCGAATCATAGCATGTCAAGAAGAAACTTGCCAAACTTACAACACCGACTCTTCAAAATTCGCAATTCCTGTCCTGATTGGGTGACGTTTTACGATATTGTATCCCATGCCGTCTGTCATATGTGTGCGATCAGAATCAGAGTTCTTGTCAAGCTCACCACTTCCACCTTCAACCAGTGCTGTCCCGTCCAAATCTTCAATTGAATGTTTACAGCGAGGATCAACCAACGCGCAAATCGCTCCTGTGTGCGACATGAACCGAGCATTCATTGAGTTGATCCGAACACGCTCACGAGGATTTGCCTTCGGCACGCGAATCTTCAAACGTGACCCAAAGACAGGACGCAATTCAGCTTTGATCAGATCCCAATCAGAACCCTTGACCTTTGCTGTCCCTTTCGCACCACCTGTTGCATCGCCATAGCAAACGACATCACCAAGATGATCTTCAAGCTTGTGTTTGTTTCCGTAAGCGTCTTCAAAAGTCAGCGTCAACGCTTTGCGGCAAACCATGGGAGTATTCGAGTTACGAGGAATCCAGACTTCACCGATAAACTTGGTGATTGGCTTTGACTTGTCAACCTTTTCAATTGATCCCGTATAAAGTGACTCCTGCGAAATTGAACAAATTCCAGGTGAAACGTTGAAGTCAAAGTTCAGGTGAATCGGAAGATTCGGATTGTATGTCAACCGCTCAACTGCATGAATTGCAGAATTGAAAGTGTAATAAGCACGACCACTGAAGTTGATGAAACTTGCTTCATACTCTTGAGCATAAGTCAATTCGTCCAAGTCACCTTTTGCTGATTCAAGTTCACTTTCATCAACGATTCCACGACTTGTCCAATGATGATTTGACCAATCTTCACGCGCCTCATCTTCAGCAGCCTTTGAAAGTTTATAATAATGATTTCGACCTTCGGGAACGCCAATAAACCACGCCCAACCAGGGACACGACCAGGAGTTGAAAGAGCAGGACGAACATTTTCAATCCAGACTTTCGATTTCATGTTCGCATATTCGTCCAAAACAATCCCGTCAAGAGGACGACCTTCAATCCGTTCAGGTTTGTCAAGCCCAAGCACTGTTAGTTGCGCTCCATTGACATAGGTGATTGTGTGCTTGCCTTCACTGATATCAGCGACCGCCCAAGCAGGTGACATTGCTTTCAAGTCAGCCCAATAAATTCGGACAGCTTGATCGTTGACAGGAGCAGCACAAACAAACCACGCATCAGATTGAAGTGAAGTCATTGCCTGAATGACAATGAAACGTTTTGCAATTTCAGTCTTGCCTGATCGCCTACCAGCAGGAACAACGCGAAAACGTGTTTCAGTACACCAAAGCTTTTCCTGCTCATCATGATATGCAAGAGGATACCAGCGTGCAGGAAACTTGAATTCAAAGTCAATGCCTTCAATCTCAAATGATTGAAGTGTTGAAGGAATTAGTGACAATCAATCAACCTTTCTTGTTCCGCTTATTACCAACAGTCCCTCTTGCCATATTTGCAAATTCAGACAACGCTGCTGCAACCTCTTCAGGTGTCAAATTCTTGTTCTCTTCTTTGTCACCAAAGATATCAGGACGCATTTTCTTGAGCATGAAGATAGTCAAAGGAGCAGAATAGACACGTTTGACTGCTTTGATTTCGCCTTTGAAAAGCAACGGTTCATTCCAACCGTAAATGGCTCTGTGCATTGCTGTCTGTTGCAATTCGTCGGTGTTCAACTCGACTGCTTCAATCCAGGCTTCACGGAAGGCTTTGTATTTCTTACGAACAGCATAGGCAGTTGAACGACCAACACCTGCTTCACGACAAGCAGCAGCAACACCTTTTTCGCGTCTTAAGCCAAGAAGGAAACAGGGTATCCAATCATCATAAACTGGATCACCTGTAAGATTGGCAACTGGAATCATGCCAACCTTTTCTTCAAGTCTTGTGCCTTCATTGCCGTCAGGTAAGCGTTTACCGTTTCGCTCTTGAGCAGCCTTGATAACGCGCTGCTTTTCTATCCTCGCATTTTTTTTAGCAATCCGCTTGTCTTGTGTCTTTGAAGTCTTCTTGACTGCTCTTTTCTTCACTGCCTTCTTTGCAGTTTTCTTTGCTGTCTTCTTAGCAACAGCCTTCTTTGAACTTCCTTTCTTAGCAGCAGCCTTCTTTGAAGTCTTCGTTGCGCCATGAATCGCCTTCTTTGCTGAAGTCTTCTTTTTAGCAGCACGCTTCTTTGTCGCTTTCTTCTTTGCAGTCATAGAGGTTAGTCACCTTCAACCTTCCTGTGATCAATCTCTTTTGACTCAAGATCAAGTTCAACGCCTTCAGACTGATCAACAGGAGCAACAGCAGGACGGTTCACCATGATTGCTTTCATAGGACTTGCAGGACCACGCTTCAAACGCTTTGTGATGATACCCTGAAACCAAGCAGTAAATTCATCGACAGTTTCATAACCTGAATGAATGGCTTCAGACATAGAAACAGAAACGTGAAATGAATCACGTTTCTGAATGTCGATCAAATCATTGTCAACATCAACAAAGATTTGAAGTTGTCTGACCCCTATTGTCCGCTCTTTTGATCGGACATTTTCAACCGCTCTGTGAATTACTCTTCTCAGCACTTCCGACATATTTGAAACCACCTTTCAGCAATTTACTTTTCAAATCTTCAGTAATTCCTGTCAAACCAGGATCTGAATAGGGCCCATTATGCGCTAAAGAGTTGAATTCAGCAAAAGCTTTTGCTCTTGACAAGCATCCTTTGCATTGACCGCAATGAATAACGCCTCTTGTTGACGTGCAATTTGAAGAGGTGCAAACAGCACGAATTGCCAAAGGTGAAGAGAATAACTGCTTGATAATTCCTGAAGGCTTCAGCTTGAGCAAAGGTGCAAACGGGAAGGTTTCAATAGGATCAAAGAAACCCTGTTCAA